CCAGACCAAAATAAATTAAATGTTCAAATTGGTGGTATCAATCATAAATTTATTCCAATACCTAGTCAACCTGATTTTGACGGAGTTTCACACGGTCGTGCAATAGATGCTGGTGTATCATATTGTGATTCTGATATTATATGTGTAATGGATTCAGATTTTTGGATGTTACATAACAACATACACGATTATGTTGTTCAAAAATTTACAGAAGGCTATAAAGCTGTTGGTGCAGAATATAATGATGGTAAAGATACAAAGACTATAGTTGCAAGAAATCCTAGTGCATTTGAAAATATACCTTGTTGCTTTGGTGCATTTTATGATAGGAATTTAGCTAAGGCAGATACTTTTATTTGTACTCAACATGATGTAAATCAAAATATGGGTACTGGATTTGTTGAGGTTGGTTGGAGAATACGTAAATATATACTAGATAACAGTATTAAAACTCAACATTGGAAAACAAACGCTAATGATTTTGGTAACTGTTTTTTTAAGAATGATTTAGGTGAAACAATGGGATTACATTATTGTGCAGGATCTGGTTCTAATAATAGAAACCGTTGGAATCAAGAAGTGAAAAATTATATTAGCGGAGTGATTAATAATGACGTACAAGAGACTAACTAACTGTCTGTGTTGTGATAGCCAAAACTTAAAATTTGTTTTAGACTTAAATTCACAACCTTTAGCAAACAGTTATCTAAAAGAAATTGATGAATCTGAAGATGTATTTCCGTTAGGTGTAAACTTCTGCATTGATTGTACACACATACAATTGACTGATGCGGTAGATCCAGATTTATTGTTTAAAAATTATCTATATGTTAGTGGAACTACCACAACACTACAGGACTACTTTGCTTGGTTTGTCCGTTTTACTGGTCAGTATACAGAAGGTAAAAAGGTGTTAGACATAGCTTGTAATGATGGAACACAATTAGATTATTATAAAGCTCACGGGTACCAAACCTATGGTATTGATCCTGCTGAGAATTTACACACACTAAGTTCTAAAAACCATACGGTTGTTTGTGATTATCTAACTGAAGATAGTTTACAGAAACTTGACACCAAATTTGATATCATTACTGCTCAAAATGTGTTTGCTCATAACACTTATCCTAGAGAATTTTTAAAATTATGTAAACAATCTTTAAATACTGATGGGTGTATTTTCATACAAACCTCACAGGCTGATATGGTTAAAAACAATCAGTTTGATACAATTTACCATGAACATATATCATTCTTTAGTGTAAAATCATTCTGTGCCTTAGCTAAACGAGCAGGCCTCAACGTTATAGATGTTATTAGAACTTCAGTACACGGCACAAGTTTTGTGTTTGTATTATCTGCAAATCGGACAGATCAATCGGAAAAATTTATATCAACAGAATTTGAATTGACTGAAGATGTAATGGAAAAATATAATCAAAATTGTGTTCGAATCTCTAAAGAAACATTTGATAGAGTTAAAGAATTAAAAGAACAAGGTTATAAAGTAATTGGTTATGGTGCTGCAGCTAAAGGCAATACATTTTTAAACTTCTCCAAATTCCAATTAGATTATATTGTTGATGATAATCCTTTAAAGCAAGGCCTATACAGTCCTGGTAGCAAGATACCGATAGTTCATCCAGATACAATAATTTCAGAAACGGGAAAAGTCTGTGTTGTTCCGTTGGCTTGGAACTTTTTTGATGAGATTAAAACCAAAGTTTCGAATAGAAAAAGCGGTGTAGTTTTCTTAAAATATTTTCCTGAGGTAGAGGTGATATGAGTACAATAATCTCACATTTTTATAATGAAGAATATCTATTACCTTGGTGGTTGAATCATCATAAAGATAAGTTTGAACATGGTATTATGATAGACTATGATTCTACTGATAATTCCGTGGAAATCATTAAGAGTATTTGTCCAAATTGGACAATAGTAAAATCTAGGAACAGATTCTTTCAAGCCAGAGACATTGATTCAGAAGTTGAAGATATAGAAAGAACCGTGGAAGGTTGGAGAGTGTGTTTGAATACCACAGAATTTCTACTTGGTGATACATCAAAACTTGGTAAACAAAATAGAGATTCTTATAAAATTCCAGCAATGTTTATGGTAGATAACGATCCTGATACGTATCCTGATAAAAATATTTCATTAGTTAAACAAAAACAATATGGTATTCATTATAATCAGGCTTTTAGTCTAAGGCGAGCCAGGAATATACATTGTGATAAAAATATTTCATACCCATTAGGCAGACATTACGAATCATACACTAGCATAGAATTTCTGGTTCTTTGGTATGGATGGTCTCCTTACAATGAATCAATTATTAAGCGTAAGTTACAAATACAAAAAAACATACCAGAAATTGATAAAGCCAATGGTTTTGGTACTCAACATATAATGACGCCTGAAAAATTAGATAACACTTACAATAATTATTTGATTAAATCTAGAGATTTATCCGAAGACTTGAGGAACTTTAATATATGAAAAAGATTTCTATATGTATGGCGACATATGAAATGGGTGGATACGGTCATGTTCTACTAGACACCTTATTAACAAGTTTGAAATCTCAGACACTACAAGATTTTGATGTGGTAATCTCAGACCAAAGTAATGATACTAAAGTGCTCGAGGTCTGTGAAAAACACTCCGTTTCCATAGATATAAAGTATTTTAAGTACTTCTACAATAGAGGTAAAGCGGCTTGTAACATTAATGAAGCCATGAAATATGCAACAGGTGAAGTAATCAAGATACTTTACCAAGACGATTATTTTACGGAAGTAGAGGCTCTAAGTAAAATTTATAAAAAATTTCAAGAAGGTGCTAAGTGGGTTATTAATGGATGGACACACACCCAAGACGATTCAAGTTATTTTAATACAAAAATACCATTTTACGGAGACCATATTATCGTAGGTGAGAATAGTTTAGGTAATCCATCTAACTTTGCCATATTGTCATCCGAGAGGATATTTATGGATGAAAGTCTATTATATGTGGTAGATTGTGAGTTCTACTATCAGGCTAAGTTAAAATTAGGACCTCCTGACATCATAACCGACCCCCTGGTGTGTGCTAGAATACATCCTGTGTCCTCATTTAATAACCCCAAATTTATGAACCTGAAAGAGGAGGAAGTTAATTATTGTCTGAAAAAACACAATATACGATTAATTTAAGAACACTATATATTAAATCGTACAATTTTAAGTTTAAGAGTCTCGGTTAAAAAGTTGTATAAATATACAACGGCAACCAAAGTGTGTTGCAATTCAATACTTCCGGGAGCAAAATAAATGAAAAACTTTTCAACTTTTTTAAAAGAAATAACCTCAATCGAACATGAACAGATGTTGATGGAAGAGTCTGAGAATGAAAAAAATGATGATAAAGGTAAATTACACGAATTGCTTTTAGCTAAACATTTACATCCAAAAAATGAACTTCCTTCTCACCACAGATCAGAATCTGATAATCCAGACCATGCTGGTACTCCAAATCAAGTACATGAAAAATTAAAAAAGAAGATGTCAGAACATGAGTATAGTCAAATCGACAATCATGCTAAACAAACAGCGAATGCTGTAATGGATCATTTGAAGAAAAATGGACATATTCCTAAAGACCATGTGATACACGATATTCATTGGACTTCAAACCGTGATACTGAAAAGAAAGCCGGAGACCACGAAAAAACAACAGGCACTAAAGACGTAAATTCTAATGCCGACTTGATTATTACACACCGACACAAAAATGACAAGAAAGCTCAACACAAACAATTTATTGGAGTCTCGGCAAAATACGGTTCACAAAAACCAAATTATAAGAATCCTGGCCTAGAATCATTAGAAAAACATGCTGGTCACACTCCTGGTCATTATACCAAAATCCAGAAAAAACATGAAGATAACATGTCTAAGATTGGTTATGGAGGTACTCAAGCCGCAAGACATAAACAATACAAAGAAGACAAAAAAGTATTAGACCATGAGCAATCCGAGCATAAAGAGGATCATGGTACTATGGATAACTTTAAACCAAAGAATCCACAGGCTCAAAGAGCTCATGCCGCTGAGCAATCAGCATTAGAAGCCAGAAAAAAAATGGCCAGAGAGCATGAGAAAGGATTAAAAAAGAAAACCGATTCAGAATTAAGAAGTCATATTGCTGATATGGTATCACCAGCAACAACCCATCATCATATTGTAGCTCATAGTAAAACAAAAACTGACGGTTCAGCTGATAGTCACGTATCTGACGCACATGACGTTGCGCATGACCACTTACATAAATTTACCAACCTACATATTAAAAAAGGTGCTGGTATTTCAGCAACGATTCATGGAACAAACAAACAAACAGGTAAAATTAGTCCTGTTGCTACTATAGGTTTTAAAGGTACTTCAGGTCCACATAAAGGTACTAATGGTACCGTAAAATTAAGTTAAAAATATGACATCAATACAAAGACAAATTTGGTTACAGAGAGCTAATTTAAAACCTCTCAACGAGGAAGTATTATCTGAGTCTATTAGACAAGGTTTGCCACATGTTACTAGTATGAATCATGACCAATTTAAAGACTTGACGCATGGTGGTAAAGTTCATATCCATCACACTACAGAAAAAACTGATGGTCAAGCTATGGTTATGGGACACGATCATGAAGGTTTTTATACACAGTCTACTGGTTCCGGTGGTGAAAAAATGAGACATCCTGAAGATTACGCAAATCGAGCTAAGAAACGAGCCGAAGAAACTGGTAAAAAATATGATGATACTGCTTCTAAAGCTTTTGGACATATTCATAAAACTTTACAAGCAAACCATAAATTGGTCAAGCATCTACATGATGAACACAAAAAAACTGGTGAAGATGTTAAAGTAAAGGGTGAGTCCTTCTATAAACCTTGGGGTAAACCAAGTGAACACAAAGGCGAAGTTAAATTTGTTGGCACATCTTATGCCACACATCATATGGGTAAAGTGGGTAAGTTTGTTATTCATAGTAAACTACCAGAAAATAAACATCACGATATTGAACATTTCAAAAAACATCTATCGGATCATAATATTAATTTTGATGATGACAAAGTTGAACATAAAAAAGGTCATGTTAATGTGAGTCATGAGAGAAAAGAATTTGACCATTTAGACCATGACTTGTTGAAAGCCAGAACAACAAAATCAAATAAAGAATCTAAGAATTTAGAAAATGCTAAATTTGAACATATTAAAAAGAAAGTTTCGGATAAAGTTGATTCTCATGTAAAGTCTTTAGATATTAAACCTAAGTGGGGTAGTGGGACAGAAGGTGCTGTAGTTCATCCCTCAGAAAAAAATCCACATGCTCCACGTTTCAAGGTAACGAGCGATACATTCAGAGCCTATAGAGATTCTGATGCTGCAAAAAACTTTAAAAAGAAAGATTAACATGATAAGATTTAAATCCTTTCTACAATTAAACGAAGGCGGTAATGTTAAGTTGAGTACTGGAGAGACTGCTCAACCAATTAAAGTTACATCAAAGAGCCGTCCGGATATACAAAAAGATACTCACGAGATGTTACATGATTTACATCAGTCTTTTTATGATGAACATAAAGGACACTTGTTTGGCAAAAATGCTAAAGCCTTACACACAGGTTCTGCATATTCAGGTTCAACCAAAAACTTGATGGACAAGAATATAAGTCATTCTGAGTTCACTAAACACAAAAAAGAATCTGGTGATATTGATGTTAAAGTTCCACACGAGCATATGGATGACTTGCATAAGCATTTGACTCCTGGTCGCAAATTTGGTAAATATACAGTTGTTGGTGTTAAGAGTGGTGGTGGAGAACATCATGCTATTATGAAACATGATAATGGTGAAAACCACCAAGTTGATTTCGAGGGGTCTACATACCATAAGGATGAACCTTCACATTTTGACCAGTTCGCACATTCCGCTGATTGGCATGATACAAAACAAGGAATAAAAGGTGTACATCATAAACAGTTGATTAATGCTGCTGGAACAGACAAACATAAGTTTTCTATTCTACACGGATCAGCTTCAAGAAGTGATAAAGACCCCCATTGGGAAAAAGATACTAAAAAGATTACACATAAATTATTTGGAAAAGATGCTGATGAAAAGCATTTACATTCTTTTCATGGCGTAACACATTTAATTAAAAATCATATACCTAAGGCGGAACACCAAAAAATATATGACAAATTTAAGTCGGATGTAGAAAAAACGAATAAAAAGATTAATAATAAACCAGCATTAGACCATTTGAAAAAAGAACTAGGCACCAAAGATTAAAATGGTAAAAAATTTCTATACTTTTATATCAGAAAATGAGAAAACAACAGAGCATCATGCTTCTGTGATTCCTTTAACTGGTTTTTCTCCCATTTCACATATGGGACATGCAAAAGACCTGGGTGCTGCTATGAAAAAATTACCAGGTAAAAAACACATTGGTATTTCTAGTAAAGCTGATTTATATTCCGATAAAGAAAGAGCCGATGTTTTACATAAACAATGGGGACAAAAGGACTTAAAAACTCATGTAGTTAAATCTGCTGGAGAAACTATTGCTAGAGCACATAAAGACTTACCTAAACATGGCAAAAAAGTCTTACATCTATTAGTCGGTCACGATAGAAAATCATTTGCTCAAGGTCTCAAAAAATCTTTAGAAGATGGTAAAATAAAAGAGATGGGCCATAATAAGTGGGATGAGATACATATTCACCATCCAGAAGACTCGGATAGAAGTCATGGCATGTCTGGTACGAATATGAGAAAATCTGCTGAATCAGGTAATATTAAAGAGTTCCATAGACATTTAGGACCTTCATTCAGTAAAGATGAAGCAAAAGAACACATGAAGAAATTTCAATCAGGAATTTCATCAGGTAAAATTAAAGTAAATAGACCAGGAAATAAACCCAATGTTAATGAAGATTTGGGTATGTTCAAAGCTGTATTCATAACTGGTGGTCCAGGTTCTGGTAAAGATATTATTATACGTGAGGTGTTTAATGAGTTACCTTCTGTTGAATTAAATACGGTTCAAGTATTTGATTATCTTACAGATAAAATGAGATTGTCTGAATATTCATCCGACTATAGGCGTGAAGCTATTCGTAATCGTTCGCCGTTAATTATTAATGGGCCTGCTGATGATTTTGAAAAAATATTGTACATCAAAGAAGAATTAGAAGATTTAGGTTATGATACTATGATGTTATTTGTTAACACTACAAATGAAGTATCAGAACAACGTAATCTAAAATTGAATAGGATGATTTCAGAATCTTTACGGTTCAATAAATGGCAAGAATCACAAAAGTTTCATAGTTATTTTGCACAGCAATTTAAAAATATGTTGAGTTTTGACAATAGTTACACATATAGTGAAATTAAAGATCAAATACGTGAAACTTTTGATTATATCAATAATTTTGTGGCTGATAAAGATTACAATGACATTGCTTATGATTGGTTGAAAAACCATAATAAGTTAAATATAAACGAATCGTTTAAATACCTATTTAAGGAAAATACTCATGCTGGCAAAGATAGTAAATCTATTCAGGCTAAAACCCTTGGCAAATACAACCCCAATTTTAGAGCAGCCGGTCCAGCAGATATCCCAGCCGACAATAGACAAGGTGCTAATCGACTCGGTCAAACTGATTCCATCAAAGGCGACACGTTCCCGAGGAAAAACCCCAACGGTGCAACAATCGCCGGAGGCGCAGGAGCCGGTGCCTACGCCGCTCAAGAAGAAACGCAACCCACGCTCAAAATCAGCGGACAACCAAAAACCACAAACTTCTCGAAAGACAACAACATCTCGAAAACAGGTAAAAGATTGACTTCTGGTAATCCGCCAAGTGGTGGTAAGAATACGATGGGTAATGGACCAGGCCCAACATTTAGTAGTCGTTCAGGTTTACAGATGGGATTAGGCGAATCAAAAAGATTTAGTGCTTTTAGAAAGCAAGTTACGAAAGAATCGATAGATGATCCAGGACCAGGAGATCCAGGTCTTGGTGGCACTTTGAGTGGTGCATCTAATAAAGAAGATATGCAAATGTATAATGACCGAGACCAAAAAATGAAAATGGCCGGAATAGAAATCAAAAAGAAAAAAAGGGGAGTACAATAATGTTCGGAAAATCAAGTGTATCTAAATCAATCATTGATGCAGTTAACTCTGTACTTGGTGAAGAACCGGTCGAAGAAAATAAAAAACCATCAATGTTAAGTGAGAAGGAAGACATTAGTCCAGAAACACTTAGAGGTAAAATCTTAAAACAAAAAGATGATAAGAAGGCTGAACTTGGTAAGTCTGCTGTTGCTATGAGTGTTGAAGAAACTATAGCACAAAAAAATGCAATTCTTTTGAGGCCTGATGTATCTAAAGAACAAGATTCAACATTCATTAATGCTGTTACTAAAGCAATCTATGGTGAAAGAAATGTACAGATTGAATCTGCAAAAGAATCAAAGAAAAGAATGCTTGCAGATGATGAGTTGGATGAAACCGGTTTTCATATGGCTGCTCATGCTGCCAAGAAATCTGGTGCATCACAATTTGAATTCCAAGGTAAAAAATATCCAGTTACGGCTAAGTCACATACTGAAGAATATGAATTGGACGAAGAAGGTAATTGTGTAACTCCAGCAAAAGTAAAGAAAATTGCTGATAAAGAAGTTGGTAAACACGTAGATAAAATGCATGATAAAGAAAAAGACTTGGTTAAGAAAGAATCAATATCATTCAAAGATCGTCTATTAGAGAGAAGTGTTTCTACTAAGCAAGCTCGTACAATGGCTGGTGTGGCACACAATCCAGAATTTGCAAAGAAAATGGGTATTCCACAATCTGTTGGTAAAGAATTCAACAAGGCTGATAAGGGCACAAAGATGTTAAGCAAAGCCATGAAAGGTGAAGAAGTAGAATTAGATGAGAAAGACGAATTGCGTGACCGTATTGGTACTAATATTGTTAACAAGAAACCAAGAGAAGGTCAAACTGATTTGAGAAATATTCCAGCAGGAAATAGACCAGATGGTAAAAATAAGTTCTCTCAAGGTGAAAGAGATTCTCAACCAACTCGTTTGAAGAATAGCATTAAAGCATCACTAGGTAAACACAGTAAACCTAATTTACCAGAAGAAATGGAAGTAACAGAAAGCTTAAAAGATGTAACTAAGAAAATTCTATCTAAAGTAGGTGGCGGTTCAGATAAAGACCAATTAAAGAGACTTCAAAAGAACATGGGTGTGCCACAGACTGGTGAAAAACCAATGAAGAAAGAAGAATATGAATTGACAGAAGAAGACAAACACGTAAAGATGGCCATGGGTATTCTTAACGATAAGAGATACAAAGGTGGTAATCTAAAAGGTGCTGTTAACGCAATCGAGAAAATGAAACCTGGTTTGTCTAAACATCCTGCCGTACAGAAAGCAATGCAAAGAGCCAATGAAGAAGTTGAATTAGATGAAACAGAAAATCCATTTACTTCATACAAAGATAAAACTAAGCCAAGCATTATGGCACCAAAATCACATACTGCTAAGAAGACTGAAAAGGGTACAATGTACACTAAAAATTGGTCTAAGAAAGATATGGAACATAAAGATGATAAACCAAAGAATGAAGCAGTAGACGATAAAGAACATGAACAGCACGTTAGAGTTGATGGTGGAACAGATATGAAAACAAAAACTGTTGACACCTTACGTGGTCGTGTAAAAGTTCCTGCTGACTACCACAATAAATCAAGGTCCTATAAAGTAGCAATGACTGTTGGTGAAGAAGTGGTCAGTGAAGAACATGATGATGAAAAAGAAGATAAAGCTCTAGTTAAAAAGATGGTTAAAAAAGATGCTTTGAAAAAGACTGATGAAGCTTTCAAAGGACCTGAGGCAGGTTCTGGAACAGGCGACCATCCATTTGTTACATCAGAAGCAAAACCATTGAAAAACGCTAGAGAATTAGCAAAGAAAACAATGCACCGTATAAAGAATGAGATGTTGGGTAAGATTTCCAATTAAGGAATAATATGACACCGAAAGCAAAAAAACTTTTAGATATTATCAAACGTCCTAAGACTGCAGCACCGGAACAAAAAGTTGGTGGTACAGATCCTATGGAGCCGTGGTCTGCTCAGAACAAAATATCAGAATCACCTAATTTAAACAAGTATTTGTTGTCTAGAGGTTTCGATCCAAAACATACACCAAAAAATATTAAAGTTGCACATTCCAAATCTAATCAATTCAAAATGTGGCAGAGACAACATTTCAATGAAGATTTGACTACTAAGCATACTGGTACTGGTGTTGACCATAAAACAGACTTGAGTGTTTCACCAACTATGAAACGTGCGGCAACTCTCACTAAAGCTAAAAAACATTATGAAGTACCTAATCCTCCTGGTTCAATGAGAAAAGAAGATATTGAACAGATTGATGAGATTGATGCTAACGCTATTTTAGGACTTGCTAAAAAAGTAAATCCTAATGCTAGATTGGTTACTACTGACCAGAAGAAGAAAGAACGTGATGAACTTGATGCAAAAAGATCAAAGGAGGCGGAAGGAAAACCAAAATCCACAGGTCACGTTTCCTCTCAATCAGTAGATTTTGGTAAAAATAAAGGGTATGGCCAAGGTCGTTACATGGGAGATTCAGTTGAAATAGAAGGTGAGACATTTGATGAAGGTTTCAATGCACCAACACAAACTGGATTAAGTGATAAAACTCTTAAATCGTATCGTAGTAAGATAAGAGCAAAAGCTCAAACAGCTGAACCTAAAAAATCATTTGACCTTAAAAACAAAGCTTTTAGAGTAAGTAACATATTAGATACAAGAGCAGCTAAGAGAAAAAATGTTACAGAAGAAAATTTAGATGAAATTTCTTTAGGTGATTACAAGCAAAAAGCTCAGTCACAAGCAAAAGAGTTGAAGAAACACACTAAAGGTGAGTACGGTGATATTGCTAAACGTATGTTGAATCGCCGTGATAAAGGTCTTAGTATGGCTTCTAAAAGAGAAACTAAACTTGAAACCACATCTGATGTAACACAAGAAGGATGGGCAGTAGACGGTACAATACTTTCAGATTCTAAAAAACCTAAACTAACATCTTCCGAAAAAATGGCTGATTATGCTACTAAACGTCATAAAGTTTATCAAGATATCCAAGATAAACAAAAAGAATTGATGAAGAAGTGGAATGATGACCACAAAGACGAACCACATTTACAAGTACCAATTCCAGAAGATGTTGGAGATCCAATGGCTGCAATCAAAGGAGTTCCAGTGCCGGAATCTATGGCTCAGAAAATTAAAGCCATACGTAAGAAAAAGATGATGGAAGATATGTATGACCATGAAAAAGATGATAAATCAGCATCTTATGGAAAAATACCTAAATTGAAATCAATTGATGATAAGAAACCAAAAGTTGGTGATAATAAAACTCCACAAGCTGCGGCAATTCTAACCGGTGGTACTACACTAACCGGTGAACCTAGAAATGATATTGAAATTGACCCTATTATGAAGAATCCACGTCCCGGTCAACCAGATCCTAACGGATCCAAGGGTGACAAAAAGAATAAATAACAGATAACACCTTATCAATAGGAGATAATAATATGTCAGCATGGTCAAATAACGACAACAATAACGCAAAACCAAAGTTCCCTTACTTGAGACAAGTGAGAGAAAATGTACAATTAAAGGTTTTTAGTGGAAACACAGCAGGTAATAATATTATTTCTGTTGTATATTCCGATGGTGGTGCTAATAACGTAGCCAATATCGGTATAACAGCAGGACAATACATTTACCTTTGGGCAAATGGTACAGACAAGAACAGTGGCGGCCAATCAGGTAACGGTGTTCCTGGATTTTTTGCATCAAACACTACAGTTTCTTCAACAAGCGGTAACACAATTACTTTATCAAATAATTTATTTAATACAGTAACTAATACATTTACCGTAGAATTTGACAAAGCTATCGTAGCAAATACATATCATCCGTATGAAGCAAATTATAACCAAGATACTGTATTGGTTACATCGACTCGTGCTGCTAATGCTGTTTTTGCTAATGGTGCTCAATACACATCAGCAAATTTATCAAATAGTGGTGCATCAATTGCTCACGTTGGTTGGAATAAAATTACAACATTTACTGGCGGCCGTGCTGGTCGTGTACAAACAGAATGCTTAGTTATATTCGCAAATTCTGCAGCAATTACGATTGCTAATACAATTTCTGGTAATACAAGTAACGCTAACACATACTACGCTGGAGTATAACGAATGGGGCTTCGGCCCCATATTTAAAATATGTTTGATGATTTGAATGATGAAAATTTTATGATGTATGCGGCTAAATGCTATACGTCACCACATTGTATTCAATCAGAATTTGAAGGTGATATAAAAAGAACTAAGTATCTGAAAAGACTGTTTAGAAGATATAAAGTTACTAAGTCACTAAAAGAAAGACTGATTCTAAATCACATTATATTATTGAATAATGTTTTTGGACCAGAAAATATGGCAAGAATATTATTCTATAAAATAGATGATAGAGATTATGATATACTTAAGACTTTCTTAAGTTATTTGAATTTGATGCCAGAGATGGTATATGGTATTAATGGAAAGAATATCAGATCATCAGATATACAACTAGATGGAAATGTCGCAGAGATATTAAGCAAAATATGAAAACATTCAAACAAATTAGAGAAAAAGGTAGATGCTGGACTGGATACAAACCTGTACCCGGTAAAGAACCATACTCACCTGGTAGCTGTACAAAAGAAGAAGTTACAGAAGCTAAAGATCCAGAATACTCTGATCCATATATGGCAGTTAATCAATTAAAGACCATCATGCACAATGCACAAGAAATGATGGACTTGATTGGTGAGAAAACAGATTTGCCTGAATGGGTTGAGTCTAAGATTACATTGGCAGAAGATTATATTATGACTGTTGCCAATTATATGCGTAGCGAACTCAAAGAAGAACACAATCCTGATGTAATGTTTGACCTCGTTGAAGAACTGGTCATGGAGATTGCAGAAGTTAATAAGATTGATCCTGAAGTTATTTGGGAAGACCTTGATGACGTATCAGACGAAGAACTATACGAATCAGCCGCATGGCAAAGAAGTGCAGGTAAAGATCCCGAAGGTGGTTTGAATCGCAAAGGTATTGCTTCTTATCGTAGAGAACATCCAGGTTCTAAGTTGAGTATGGCAGTAACAACAAAGCCATCAAAACTAAAACCAGGTTCTAAAGCCGCAAATCGTAGAAAGTCTTTCTGTGCTCGTATGGGTGGTGTAAAAGGTCCGATGAAGAAACCAAATGGTAAACCAACACGTAAAGCACTAGCTTTAAGAAAGTGGAACTGTTAATGAAATCGTTCAAACAATTCGTAACAGAGGATGGTGGAGCTGCAGCTGTAGGTTCTGCCGGTCCAACAACCACAACCGTAGGTGTTGCTGGTATCGGAGCACAAGGACCTAAAAGTAATCAAAGTGAACCTGGTGTCAACATGAAAAAACGGAAGAGAAGTCCAATTCTATTGGGAATGGTTAATCGTAAACCACCGAAGGCATAAAAATGTTTTCAGTGAATTGGCTTTTAGGTCTATTACCAACTTGGGTGCCATGGGCAATAGTCGGAGTGGGAGTAGTGCTCTTTGTACTAGAAGGACTTTTTAATAAATTAATTCCTTTCTTGTACAGACTACCGATAAGATTGCTAGCAATTATTATTTTTGGAACTGGATTTTATATTGACGGCCGGCAAGATATTTTAATAAATGCTAAAGCAGAAGTAGAAAAAACTATAGTAGAACAAAAAGTTGTCACACAAGAAGTTGTTAAATATATACACGATAAAGTAATCCAAGATAGGATAATCCATGATGAAATCGTTAAAGAAATTACTACCGCTGATGACCATATGTGTGATGTACCTGAGTCTTTTGTCCGGGTGCACAACAACTCCGCAAAAGGTTCCGTTTCCGGACTTTCCGAAGGAGTGGCTGGAGCCAGTTCCGGAATTGCACTCTCTGACGTTGAAAAAACCATTGCAGACAACTACGAACTCTACCACGAACTTGCAGACAAAATGACTGGTGTTCAAATGTGGTTGAAAGAACAAAAAAGGATTAATCCATGAAAAGACTAATATTAAGTGTTGTAGCATTACTATCAGGTTGTTCTATTCTATTAGTTGCACATTATGATAGTAACGAATATGGTTTGGTTAATAAGATTCGTACTCAAGCTGAATTGAAGAATTGTACTAAAGATGGTGTACAGACATTATATGAGTCAGCACTAGAGTTAAAGAATTATAGTCAATATTTACCATATAATGATTTAACAATTAAGATGAATACCGATCTATTTACTTTGGTGGATGAGATTCATCAGAAAGTTACACTTAATGAAACTTACTGTAAATTAAAACTAAATACCATAACAAAGTCAGCAGAAGAAATACAAAAAGTAATTGGAGGTGAACCAAGATGACCGCAATACAAGATTTAGCTATTCAGGCTCAAGGATATCAGCAATTATATAATGAAGGACAATTGACAGCTGAGGAATACAAAGAATTAGTCAACGATATGAATATTGTTGCAAGAATAAGTGCCAATGCAGATCAGTTGGCTCAAAACGATGAATATCATGCTATTTTGATGGGAGCGATACAATTAGCGCAAACACTAGTATGAGGATAAAATGCAACTCACAAAAGACCAGCTGAAACAAATTATACCAAAAAATCCTTATTTGGATCATTGGTACCAAGTATTATCTAAATTACTACCTGACTACGAGATTAACACACCAGCAAGAATTGCAGGATTCTTAGCACAATGTGTACACGAATCTAATGGGTTCACATCACTCAAAGAAAATCTGAATTATAGACCAGAATCTTTGACTAAAATATTTCGTAAGTATTTTCCGACCATTGAATTAGCCAATGAATATTGTGCTAAACCAAACAAACAAGAAGCAATCGCCAATAAGGTTTATGCTAATCGTATGGGTAACGGTGATGAAGCATCTGGTGATGGTTACAAATATTGTGGCCGTGGTGCCATTCAAATTACTGGCAAAGAGAACTATACTTGGTTCGCTTCTAGTATTGAAATTACTCCCGAAGAAGCATCAGAATATATGCAAACTTTTGAAGGTGCATTACAATCTGCTTGTTGGTTTTGGGAAACAAACAACCTAAATGCAATTGCTGATGCAGGTGATATTGTTAAGATGACTAAAGTTATTAATGGCGGTGATATTGGTTTGGCTGATAGGACAGAAAAATTTAACCACATTAAACAAATTTTAGGATCTTAATGCACGACCAAAAACTATTTGCTTGGGCAGCAGTATTACTCCTTTTGCCTTTGACGTTAGCCTTTTTCGGCCACGACCAGTTTCGTTATCCATGCCAAGACCCCAAAAACTGGGATTCCCTCGACTGTAAACCACCTATATGCGATGTTACAAGAACTTGTCCAGAACACATATTCAAAGGCCAAAGAGATCCTCGTTTGGGTCCGCCAGCGCCTGAACCTACTTCAGCGCAAAATCAAACTGTTCTTCCTTCATGTAAACCAAACGGAGCAAGCTGTGGAAAATAATCAACCATTCATGTACTCAGAAGACCAGCTCATGGCTCGTCTTAAATTCTTCATTGGTATTTGTTTAGCACTTACATTAACAGGTATTGTTTTTGTTGTGTTATATTCAATTATCTTTATTACTCAGCCATTAAATGCTATTAGTCCTATTGACCAAAAGTTTTTTGAAATGATTATTCCAATTGCCACATTTTTAACTGGTACATTATCAGGTATTATGTTGGCGGGTAACGACAAAGACTTAAAGGCACAGGCAATAAATGCAGCTACAAGACCAGTATCCGTTTCACCGGCACCAGTTACACCAGCACCAACTACACCAACTTATGTGCCTCCAGCACCTACAGTATCTCCAACAATATCAAAGCCAATCGTGCCAGTTATTGTACCAACAACAGTACAAGCCGATCCAGTTGTTGGATATGGTGGTAAACTAGCGCCTGTACAAGCACCACAACCGGAGATTTAAATATATGAAAAAAATTATTTTAGCTTTTGTATTAACACTTGTTTCTATTAGTTTAGTTCATGCCGAGTCTAAAACTAAGAGAGTTTGTAATACAACAAAAGATGCCAAAGGCAAAGAGAAAGAAGTTTGTAAGCAAATAAAAATCCATAAAAAACTTGATGGCGAGAAATTGCCTGAAAAGAAATAAAGCTGTCATAATTTTTGCTTAGTAAAAGGGAAGTGTCAAGAAATGCCTATTGATGACGATATAAAAGTAGACGTTGGGGTTTTAAAATCCCAAGTCGCCACCCTTACCTTACTTTGCGGAAAAATGGATACAATCATAGACAAATTGGTGGATCAACATGACCGCCATATAGCGAAGGTTTACGTTGATATGGAAGCTAGAAGACGGGAAACCGACAGCGATGTTAAAGAAATTCACGACCGTATTGATACGGTATTGGATAAAATGCAAGCATCAGAATTACGTATTATGGATGAAATAAAATCATTAAGGGTTTTTATTCAAAACCACCAAGTACAAGAAAAGAAACAGTTGGATATAATCCTGCAATGGAAGTGGATGATTACCGGTGGCGTTATTGTCCTATCATGGTTGCTTTCACACATAAATTTTGATATAATAGATAGAATTATTCGTTAATCTACTATTTTTTTATTATGAGCGTTTTTATTGATAGAGCCTTTTTGCTTAGGGCATCCTCTAAGCTTCACCTATTCACACAAAAGAAAGAAGACCTGTATAACTTCAGGTGTCCTCTTTGTGGCGATTCACAAAAAAATAAAACCAAAACTCGTGGGTACATATACAAAAAGAAGAACAATTACTTCTTTATGTGTCACAATTGTTCTGCGTCCATTTCTTTCTATAATTTCTTAGAGAGAGTAGAGCCTAGTTTATTGAAAGAATATACACTAGAGAGATACAAACATGATCCAGCGAAAAACATTAGTAATACTAAACCAGATTTTTCAGCGTTCAAAACAGAAACACCGACATTTAAAAAATCACTCGGAATCCCTTCAATTGCTTCCTTACCACGAGGACATTTTGCAAGAGATTATGTTGAACATAGAAAAATCCCGGACGGAGCTTTTGATTCTTTATACTATGCAGAAGACTTCAAAGCCTTTGTAGACGGTCTTGGCTTTAATCAACTTGGCCAAGAACGTTTGATTGATGGTGATAAAAGATTAGTGATACCATTCTACGATAAAGATAAAAACCTAATTGCGTTTCAAGGTCGTGCTCTTGGTGAATCTAAATTGAGATATATCACCATGAAACTTGACATAGATAATCACAAGGTGTTTGGACTTGATAGGATTGACATGGAACAACCAATCTATGTGACGGAAGGTCCTATTGACTCTTTATTCATTAAAAATGCTGTGGCTACTGCTGATTCTAATCTCACATCCATTACCAAGATATTACCAAAAGAAAATGTGGTATTAATCTATGATAATGAACCTAGAAACAAAGAAATTGTAAAACAAATGGGAAAGGCGATAGAAGAACATTACAAGGTAGTAATTTGGCCAGAAATGATGGAGTGTAAAGACATTAATGACATGGTTTTAGATGGGTTTTCACCAGACGAAATTGAAGATATTATAACTAACCACACATATCAAAATTTAATGGCGAAATTACAATTTACTAATTGGAAAAAGACTTAAAAGAGACTATATAATGGAAGTGAAATTAATATCATACACACAAGGTGCCGATGGGAAGAACTTGTTAGAACAAGTAGCTTATGCGGCTAGAGTATCAAACCCAGCAAATCAAAATAATGATGCAACATCTGAAAAACTGGTTAGATATCTTATCAAAAATCAACACTGGTCTCCATTGGAGATGGCCAGTATCTGTTTAGAAATTAATACAACTAGGGACATAGCAAGACAAATCTTGAGACACAGATCATTCTCTTTTCAAGAGTTTAGTCAACGGTATGCCGACGCTTCTCAATTAGGATTTGAACTAAAAGAATCAAGATTACAAGACACAAAGAATAGACAAAATAGTATTGAAACGGATAATCTAGCATTACAAACATGGTGGGAAAATTACCAAAACAAGGTATTAGATGTAGCTAAAGATGCTTACCAGTTTGCATTAGATAAAGGAATAGCAAAAGAACAAGCGAGGGCTGTATTGCCAGAAGGCATGACAAAGAGTAGAATGTATATGCACGGAACGCTTCGTTCCTGGTTACACTACATACAGATCCGAAGCGATAAATCGACACAAAAAGAACATAGAGAGGTAGCGATAGAATGTGCTAGAGTAATAGAACCGATATTTCCAATGATTAGCGAATTTATAACACAATAACAAGAAGGTAGAGCATATGACAGAGTATCTAGGCATTAAGATAGATTTGGATAGGGATAAACTGTTTGACGAATTGGGAGTTAAGAGACTTAAAGAATCTTACATGAGAGAAGATGAAGAATCACCACAACACAGATTTGCATACGTATCAAAGACATTTGGAAGTAATAAAGAACATGCTCAGAGACTCTACGATTACTCTAGTAAACATTGGCTCTCGTATTCTACACCGATACTATCTTTCGGTAGATCTAAGCGTGGTCTTCCCATATCATGTTTTTTAAATTATATTGAAGATACTGCGGAGGGTTTAGTTGAAAACTTATCAGAAACTAATTGGTTATCTATGTTGGGCGGTGGTGTCGGTATCGGTTTTGGTATTCGCTCTGCCGATGATAAGTCTACTGGTGTTATGCCACATCTTAAAATGTATGATGCTAGTTCTTTGGCTTATCGGCAAGGTCGTACTCGCCGTGGTAGTTATGCTGCCTATCTTGATATTAGCCATCCCGATATTACTTCTTTTATAGAATTAAGAAAATCAACAGGTGATCCTAATTCAAGATGTTTGAATCTTCATCACGGTATTAATATACCAGATTCTTTCATGGAAATTATTGAAAGATGTATGTTAGATCCAAATGCTAGTGATGAATGGCAATTGAAAGATCCACATAGCGGAGAAGTGAGAGAAGTGGTATCGGCTAGACACTTGTGGCAACAAATTTTAGAATTACGTATGCACACAGGTGAACCATACATTCATTATATTGATACGAGTAACAGAATGTTACCAAAACACTTAAAAGATTTAGGACTTAAAGTACATCAATCAAATTTGTGCTCTGAAATTATTTTGCCAACTAATGAACAGCGAACAGCCGTATGTTGTTTATCTTCTTTGAACTTGGAGACTTATGATGAATGGAAGAATAATAAACATTTTCTACGGGACGTTGCGGAGATGTTGGATAACGTACTTCAATACTTTATTGATAATGCTCCTGATACTATCGCTAGAGCTAAATTCTCTGCTACTAGAGAGCGTAGCATTGGTGTGGGTGCTCTCGGCTTTCATGCTTATTTACAGAAGTTGGGTATCCCTTTTGAGGGTGTAATGGCGAAAGTCACTAATAACCAAATCTTTAAACATATTAAGAAAGGTTTAGATCATGCAAATCTGGAATTGGGTAAAGAGAGAGGTGAGGCCCCTGACGCTAGTGGCACTGGTAAACGCTTCAGTCATACTATGGCTGTTGCTCCAAATGCTTCTTCGTCTATCATTATGGGAAATACTTCTCCTAGCATCGAACCTTTTCGTGCTAATGCTTATCGTCAGGATACGTTATCTGGCTCATTTTTGAACAAAAACAAATGGTTAGATAAAATCGTTAGAGAAAAAGCAAAAGACGAAAATGATTATAATGATACTTGGTCCAGTATTATTGCTAATGATGGTTCTGTACAACACTTAGACATGTTATCTGATTTGGAAAAAGATATATTCAAAACATCTATGGAAATTGACCAGCGATGGGTAATTGATTTAGCTGCTGATAGACAAGAGTTTATCGATCAAGCACAATCACTTAATTTATTCTTTAGACCAGATGCACATATAAAGTACATTCATGCTATTCATTTTATGGCATGGAAAAAAGGACTAAAGACATTATACTATTGCCGTTCTGAGAAGATTGGTAAGGCTGATAAAGTATCTAAGAAGATTCAGAGAGAGATTATCAAAGAATTGGATATGACACAAATTGCTCAAGGTAACGATTGTATTGCTTGTGAAGGTTAAAAAAATGTTTAAAGAAATATTGGCTACATTAAAAGAACAGAGATGGGATGACCATAGATATTATCACCACAGTAGGATCAACCAGTCATTACATTTTGTATCAGCAATTAGTTTTATGATTGCTTATATCTTTTTGTTTATTGATCCGGTTGTTTCAGCTTATGTGGCATGGTTAGTTGCTATGACAACCAGACAATGTGGCCACTTTTTCTTTGAACCTAAAGATTATGACACATATAATCAAGCAACACAAGAATACAAAGAAGAAATTAAGATTGGTTATAATCTAAACCGCAAGAGAGTGCTAATGGCTTGTTTTGTGGCTATACCGATTTTAGCATACTTTGATTTGGCATTTATGAATTATTTGGTACCACACCAAGATACCGAAACATATTTAAATAGAGTTGGTATTGGTTGGTTATGGTTAGGAGTTGCCGCAGTAACCTTTCGTATGATACAATTGACAATTAAACAAAGCTTTAAAACGGCATATGTCTGGTGTATTAAAATATTAACAGATCCATTCCACGATTTTCTAATTTACAGGAAAGCTCCTTTATATTTGATGAGAGGTCAATTAATTGATCCTGATTTGAGACAAGACTACGAATAAAATGAAACCCACAATTGCTATGTTTATTAATGATCCGAAATGTTCAGTTCAATCTGGTAATGGATTATTGAAGGCACTGGATAGAAAATACCATTTCAAACTATTTTCAAAGAATGAAATGGAAGACGGGTTCTTTGATAACGTAGACATGGTGGCTTTTCCTGGTGGATTTGGTGATTCAGATTCTTTTGATAATTCATTAAAACAAAATGGTGAGTATGTTAGAGATTTTGTTTCTAATGGCGGCAAGTATCTTGGTATTTGTATGGGTGCCTTTTGGGCTGGTAGTTACTACTTTGATATTTTAAAAGATGTGGATGCGGTTCAATATATAACTCAGCCTGGTACTTGTACTAGAAGACCTCATGCAAAGAATATGCCGACTGTATGGTATGATGGTCATCACCAAAATATGTTCTTTTATGATGGACCAACTTTTGTTGGCGAAGGTAAATACGAGACTCATGCTAAGTATGCCAATACAGGTATGCCAATGGCTATTGTTCAAAACAATATTGGTCTAATTGGTTGTCATCCTGAGAGTGAAGAATTCTGGTATGATGGTTATAGTTGGATGAAGGGTAAATATCATGGTGGTTTACAACATGAGATATTATTAGATTTTGTGAATGAATTGATGGAGAGATGAATGATAGTTATAGATTTATTATTTGCAGGATTTATAACTGCTATAGGATGGTGGGGAGCAGAGCACTATGTGATAGAGCCGTATTTTCCACCAAGTCAAGAACAAACGGAGAATAAAAGAAAATGAAAAGAGTATTAAGATTTTCAGCATCATGGTGTGGACCATGTAAAATGTTAGCAAAAACTTTAGAAGAAATTGAAACAAATATTCCAATTGAAGTTATTGATATTGATAACGCACAAGATACAGCAATTGAATACGGTGTTCGTGGCGTGCCAACTCTCGTTATGCTAGATGAGAATGTAGAAGTAAAACGTTTAGTAGGTATGGTACAACAAAAAACACTAGAGGCTTGGTTAAATGATTAAGAAAACAAATAATAATATAACAGAAGGAAGAACTTCATTTAAACCTTTTAACTATCCATGGGCATATGAGGCCTGGTTAAAGCATGAACAATCTCATTGGTTGCATACAGAAGTGCCAATGCTTGAAGATGAAAAAGATTGGAAGAAAAAACTAAATGAAACTGAAAAGAAATTTCTTACACATATCTTTCGGTTTTTTACTCAAGGCGATATTGATGTAGCTGGCGGTTATGTTACTAATTACCTTCCCTATTTTCCTCAGCCTGAAGTAAGAATGATGTTACTTGGCTTTGCAGCTAGAGAAGCATTACATATTGCAGCCTATTCACATTTGATCGAGACACTTGGTTTGCCAGAAACCACTTATAACGATTTTATGGAATATGCAGCAATGAGAGAAAAACATGATTATATTTTAAACATATCAGGACAAAATACAACGAAAGAAAATACAGCAACTCATATTGCTACATTCTCCGCATTTACAGAAGGTATGCAGTTGTTTAGTTCATTCATCATGTTATTAAACTTTCCAAGACATGGTAAAATGAAAGGTATGGGTCAAATCGTTACATGGTCTATTGTTGATGAAACTCAGCATTGTGAAAACATGGTTAAGTTATTCAGAACCTATATTCAAGAAAATAATGAAATATGGAATGATGATTTAAAGAGTCGCCTATATACGATAGCTGAGAATATGGTTAAATTGGAAGAAAAGTTTATTGACTTGGCTTTTGAAATGGGACCTATGGAAAATTTAACGTCTGAAGATGTGAAGAAGTATATTCGTTACATTGCTGACAGAAGATTAATATCATTAGGCCTCAAAGGCATATTCAAAGTAAAACGTAATCCTCTGCCGTGGGTTGAGGAAATGATTAACGCACCAACTCATACTAACTTTTTCGAGAATAGAGCTACTGACTATGCAAAGGGTGCTTTATCTGGAGATTGGGGAGATGTTTGGGCACATTAAGGAACTATAATGGAAAAAACAATGACAGCTGAGTGCCATAATTGTGAATCTAGTTACGATATTGTTTATGTTGAAGAATTAGTGTCAGCCGAACTGCCTGAGTTTTGTCCGTTTTGCGGAGAAACCATTGAAGAAATCACCGACTATATAGAGGATGATGAATTCAATGAGGATGCAGAAGGATGGGACTCTTAACCTGGACTTACAATGGTAGTGACTTTACCGAGGAAATGATCGGTGATAATTATGGATTTGTGTATCTAATAACCAACATAATAACCGGCAAAAAATACATCGGAAAGAAATTCTTCTATTCTTCTAAAACAAAAGTATTAAAAGGAAAGAAGAAAAAGTTTAAGGTATCCTCGGATTGGAAAAATTACTACGGGAGTAGTGCCGAGGTGACCAAAGATGTGTTACAATTGGGCCAAGAGAACTTTATCCGAGAGATTATCTACCTTTGCAAATCAAAAGGTGAATGTGGATATCTTGAAGCTAAGGAACAGTTTATAAAAGGCGCACTTGAAAGTGACGATTATTATAATACATGGATTATGGTAAGAGTTCGCAAATCACATATTAAAGGTTTACAATGTTAGATTTTATGAAAGAAATAGAAAACGCAGATTATATTTCTTTTTTGCCACATGAAGAAAATGAAAATGCCGTTGAAGTACTTTCTCAATATTTCAATGAAGAAATTAAAGGCGATCCTGTTGGTGGTAGCTCTGTAGGTCCTGCATACCACGTTATTTTATTTAAGGTGGATGAAGAAGATGAAATTATCCATGAGGATTATTTTGATGCCATATTTTCTGATGTGAGAGAATATATCTCAGGATTAATACCACAAGACTGGTTTGGTTTAGTTATGAAAAAAACCACAAAATCAGGACCTTTATTTGAAAAAATGATTGCCAATTTGAAAGAAGAATGATATAATAGATATTCGTTATTGAAAGATTAAAATGATATTAGTTGATTTGAATCAGGTCCTGCTATCTGGCCTAATGGCACAGATAAACAATTCTAAAGGTGTTAAGTTAGAAGAAGACTTAATACGCCACATGATCCTGAACATCATCAGGACTCACCTAAAGAACTTCCGTGATGAATACGGAGAAGTAGTACTATGTTGTGACAACCGTAAGTACTGGCGCAAGGAATGGTTTCCACATTACAAAGCAGGTCGTAAAAAAGCCAGAGATAAGTCCGATTTAGATTGGCACTTAATTTTTGATATGTTGGCTAAGTTTAAACAGGAATTAAAAGAATACTTTCCTTACAAATGTATAGATGTTGAAGGTGCTGAGGCTGATGATATCATTGGTACATTAGTACCCCGGCATTCAGCACATGAAAAGATCTTGATACTATCGAGTGATGGTGACTTTCTACAGTTACAACAATACAAAAATGTGAAGCAATATAATCCTTCATTAAAGAAGTATGTTGTTTCAGAAAATCCAATAGATGATTTAAAAGAAAAGATTATCCGTGGAGATAAAGGTGATGGCATTCCTAATGTATTATCACCAGCGGATTGTTTTGTAAATGAATTACGTCAAAAGCCAATTACTAAAAGCATACTTGAAAAGTTAATGAAGACACCGTTAGATCAATGGGAAGATGCTGAGACTTTGGTTGGTTGGTCACGTAATAAGATGCTTATCGACTTGACAATGATACCAGATGAGATAAAAGCAAAAATTATAAATACTTATGATGATATTAAACCACCATCTAGAGGAAAGATGTTTAATTACTTTGTAGAGAACAAGCTAACCAATTTAATGGAAGTGATTGAGGAATTTTAATGAAACACATATATCAAATATTTGATGAATTTGAATTAGCAAAAAATAAAAAAGAGCGAATGGACATAATTGGTAAGAATTTGAGCCCTGTCTTGGTTGAGGTCTTAAAATTAACCTTTCATCCAAATTATCAATGGATGATAGATGAAATACCAGATAACTATAAAATACCCCAAGATGTTCTACCAGGTATCACACATGATACACTTAATAATCAATTGCGTAGAATTTATATTGTTCAAAAAGGACATCCTACTGCCGAAAAATTAACTACGAAAAGAAGAAATGAATTAGTGATTCAAATGTTGGAATCATTGGAGCCTCGTGAAGCTGAAATTATAGCCGGCATTTTACGAAAAGACCAAGGCGTGAAAGGCTTAGATTACAAATTTGTAAAAGAAGCCTTTAAAGATATGTTACCATAACGGAGGAAAAAATTCGTGTCTAAATTTGTAGGTAAGTTTCGTAAAGATAGGGATACTTTTGAGGACTATAATCAATCTCAAAAGAAACCAAAGAAATTCAAACAAAATAAAAATTTGAAACATTTTGAGGATGTGGAAGAAACCTTCCGCCAACCACGAAACCGAAAACCGTTGTATTAATACAACACTGAGCTTGACTTAAAGCCCATATTGTAGTATAATAGATACTTCATTGCAAAAGGAGTGTCTAAATGCTATTTTATGGTACATTGCCAAAGTCCAAGAAAAAGAAACCACCGAAAGCTGTTCGTGAGCAGTATGACCAGTGGTTGCTTAAACATTCCCCAGCAAAAACAATTAAACCAATAAAAACCTCCGGTTGGTCGTACAATCTAAGTACACCACCTGGTCGTGAAACCGTTCGTCATCCGTCAAAGGATACTGGCCTAGGTGTGGCAACAAAACCCGCACCTAAAGTCTACACCGGTTCCATGGTCAAAGGTATTGCAACAATGCACAAGTCCAATGCTGTGCCGGTTTTCACGGATGAGCAGGCTGTGGACATTTCAAGAATGAGGAGATAAAATGAGTACTAAAGTTACACTTGTTGTCAAAATACAACGACCGCATTGTCGTACACCAATTAAACCTTTACAAAAGCATAAAAGTAGTGTACAATACAACCGTAAGCCAAAACATCCAAACAAAGTGAGAATATATGAGTGAGTACACAAACCAACTTCAACGTAAACCAACAGAGTACCAGACCGAGTTAAATATGATTGATGATGTAACCAAGCAATGGGCTATCATGTCCTTGTATGAGAAAGACCTAGAAGCTTACCATGAGTTGAAAGAAAAGAATGACAGTCTATAATTATGAAGATGTATTTCAGGATATTCCTGGCGATTCTGCTAATGTAATATTCAATATTCCTCCAGAGATGCTTGAAGAAACTGGTTGGAAAGAAGGTGATACGATTAAAATTGAACTAATTGACGGTGCATTACACCTAAGGAAAAAAGATGGAACTGATTAATTCCAAATCAATACTGGCCAAGTTAATGGCAACTGAGAACCTCTCGGTAGAGCAGAGGTCAGTACCTACAGCTTTCTTTGATGTTGAAAATCGTATTTTGACGGTTCCAATATTAGATAATAAAATTTCCAGCCAACTATATGACCTTTTTATGGGACATGAGGTTGGCCATGCTCTCTATACACCTGCTATTGAGTTAAAAGAGAATTTAATTGCTGGTGTTGACCAAACTATTATTAATGTAGTTGAAGATTCCCGTATTGAGAGAAAAATCAAGTACAGATATCCTGGTCTATCTAAATCGTTTGTCAAAGGATATACTGAATTAGTTGAACGTGATTTTTTCGGAACTAATGGTCAAGATCTCAGCGACATGAATTTTATAGACAGAGTTAATATCCATTGCAAAGGTGGTCCGGCTCAAGGCATAAAATTTGATGAAATAGAACGTGAATTGCTAGATAAAGTTGAAAATACTCAAACCTTTGATGATGTAATCCGTGTCTCTAAAGAAATTGTCGAATATATGAAATTAGAGCAGAAAGAAAAAATTAAAAAAGGCAAGTTCAAAGTAAAAAATCGAGAAAATCCTGAAAAAGATGAAAATTCTTTTCAAAATATGAATCTCGGCGATAAAAATGAGCAAGAAAAAGACGAATCTGAAAATTCCGGCAAATCTAAGTCTAAGGAAAGCGACAAAGACGAAGACCAGAAAGAAAATTCACAACAAAATTCTAAAAATTCTGATACTAAAGACAAAAAAAGCGACAAAGACGAAAAAAATGAGTCTACCGATGGCATTACTGAAGAAAATGACGCCAAAATTGCTCAAAATCAATTGAAATCCCATACTGATGAGGCTTTCCGTAAAAATGAGTCAAAATTATTTGATAAAAAATCAAGAGATTATGTATATGCTGATCTTCCTGACTTGGATATAAACAAAGCCATCTTTGATTACAAGGATTTTTACAAAAAATACAAAAAAGGCGGTCCTGACGGCCAATCATATCGTACAGGAAAAGAACATTTCAGTAAAATTCGTATTGAATCTGAAAAAGTAGTATCCTATCTTGTCAAAGAATTTGAATTACGCAAAAATGCCGACCAGATGAAGAAGACTTCAGTATCAAAAACTGGTGATTTGAATATGAGCAAAATATTCTCTTACCAATTCAATGAAGATATCTTCAAGAAAATCTCGGTTATGCCTGATGGTAAATCTCACGGACTTGTAATGTTCTTAGATTGGTCCGGTTCTATGGGTAATCACATAGCCAACACAATGAGACAGTTATTTAATTTGGTGTTGTTTTGTAAAAAGGTTAATATTCCTTATGAGGTATATGCTTTCACATGTGAGTCTTTACCTGAATATACATATGAGGTTACACCTAAAAATGGAAACTTGGCATTCAACAAGTTTTCGCTGATGAATATTTTATCACATAGAATGTCGGCATCCGATTTCATGTATGCTGGATCTGTACTGTGTGCTATCGGACTTATCGGTAGTTCTGAAGGTGAAAGATTTCCTTGGTGGACAAGTCTTTCAAGTACACCATTGAATCAGGCAATTATATCGGCTGCAAAAATAGTACCAGAATTTCAAAAGAAAAACAAATTACAAATTGTAAATACTATTTTCCTTACTGATGGTGAATCCGATTCTATTGATGGTGTATACCAAGAAGATGGAAAATATAATAAACCTCTATATGGTCTAGATGTATTAGTTATCAGAGATCCTAAGACTAAAAATCAAGAAACTATTAGAGATTGTCAATACGGTGCTAATGTTACAACAGGTTTGATTAAGTTATTGAAAAAATTAACCGACTGTAATATCATTGGTTTCTATGTCCTCGCTGGATCAGAGTTTAACCGTAAGATACATAGATTCTATGATTTCGGAGGAAATCAAAAGAGATATGATACATTAGCCATACAATTCAGGAAAGACAATTACTCTGTGGTGACTTCCGCAGGATTTGATGAGTACTATTTGCTCAGATCACAAGGCATGGCTATTGATGATGATGCCGAATTTGAAGTAAAAGAAAATGCAACCACTCGTGGTATCGTTTCTGCCTTCAGTAAGTATACGGGAAATAAGTTAAATAACCGTGTCGTGTTAAACCGTTTTATCAAAATGATTGCATAAGGAGAAATTATGAGAACAGCTAAGATTGAACCTAACAAAACCAGTAACGGCTGGATTATTACAATAGAAGAAAGTGGTAAAGTTCAAGTTACCACAATTGTAATGGGAACACATGAAGAAGCTACTTCCGTGGCTGAAAAGTTCCTTGCCGAAAATACAGAGAAACCCCAACTATTACGAGATTGACTATGAGTTTAGATAATGAAACAAAAGAGATTTTCTGTATTGCTCAGGAAGAATGTGCTGAAGTAACACAGGCTATTTCCAAAGTCTTTCGATTTGGTATGGATTCGGTACATAACAACCGAACTAACAAAGAAAGACTAGAGGAAGAAACAGGAGACCTTTTGGCAATGATAGACATTATGATTGAGAAATGTATAATCTCGGATACAAATGTCAACGGTGCCAGAAAGGCCAAAAGAGAGAAGTTGAAAACCTGGTCAACTATCCGTGGCCTTTAAGAAAAGGTACGAAACAGGTGTTTTTGATTGAATTGGCGAATCAGTCTTTCAATATCGGCTTCAGATTTAGGTTTGTGAGTTTCAATATAAATTTCCAAGTCCGATTGATTTAGACGCTTGCCGATGTATTGAAAGAATGATATAATTGATTTGATGAGTTCCATGAATTGTCCTTTTAGTATTAACGTTATGAGTGTTTATACTAATATATATACTACTTTCACTTTAAACTTTTATGACAAACGAACAAATATTAGAGTATTATAACAAATTGGTAGAGTTCTACGGACCAGAACTACCACATCCTGAACACCAGCCAATACAATTTCAGTACCTGATTGACCTATACAAATATCATGTGGAAAAAACAAACCAACCGAAGGAGTGAATATGGACTTAGATAATTTTGCATTGTTTTTAATTGGATCGATTTTGGTATCTCTTGGACTTATTGTCTTGGCGATGGCGGCTTTACTAATTAACCATCTCTATGTACGATACTGGAAAACTGTCGAGTTGTTCCGTATATGGAGCTACGATATGCCTCAAGGTGAGTACCTATTCACCAGCAATACAGCACCAGTAACTACAGACTCACCTAGAGCCAACACATGAACACTCCGACCAAAACTGATATTATAACTGAATTGAGTGATGTTCGAGATATGTTCAAGAATTCTTACCTTGCTAACATAATCGAACGTGCCATAATAGAGATCGAGCAACTCAGGTCCGACCACGCCAATGTACAATCCGATATGTATGCAGGAGTAAGACGGTGATTGATGTTAAACAAGCTAGAGACGAAGCCTGGAAGTATGCCAACCAACAAGACATTGATGGTTTTCAACAACTACTAGATTTCTTTGAAGATAAATTTGCTGAACTGTTACTCTCTGGTAATGTAGAAGGAGAACCGAGTGAAGCACCGTCATACCGATATAAAGACTTTGATACGTACTGGAAGATTATTGTACCGACTCTGTGGAATGTAAAAGAGTGGGACAACGAAACAATCAAAGCATGTGTCAAAGATGCTTTCGAAGATGCGAGAAGAAGGAAATAAAGTGGTATGAGTGATGTTTATTTTATAGAAGATGCTGTTTCTGTTGCTGTTAAAATCGGCAAAGCAAACAATATTTTTACACGACTTAAAGAATTACAGACTGGTAATCCTAATCCGCTTAGAGTTATTCATTATTTAAAATGTAATTCACCTAAACAAGCTTTTGAATTGGAAAAAGACTTGCATAGAAAATTTCATCACCTCAGAAAAGAAGGTGAATGGTTTCACTATGATGAAAAAGAATTTAAACAATTATTCGAAACGACATCAACATATAACGAAAGAAAAGCAAAAAGAGAACCAGTAAAATTTAGAAATTTAGAAGGTGAAGTTGATTTTTG